TTTACCCAGTTGGTAAAATGGATTTTCATGCTCCACATGCTTGATCTCGAATAGACCTTTAGTTAGAGGAAAGAATACTAGATCCCCCTCCCTTGGATTTTGTATGGAGTATCCTTCTAATGTAGTAACTTCTTGTACGAATCTCTTCTTAGACACAGATAACTTAATACTGTCTCTCAGTTCTAAGCCGAACTTGGATATGAAGTCGCCATCTCCCTCAAATCCATCTACACTGTCTATATACATTTCGATGCCAACACCCCTATTGAATGTTGATAACACATCTTCACCAAATAATTCGTCTTCTTTTACCAGAGTCCTAGGTATATAAACAAAATCGTGTCCATGGATCTTGATGGATTCTACAACTAAATCCTCAATGACCCTTTGTTCACCTTTTTGTGGTCTGAAATACGAGTTTGTTGCCATTATAACCCCTAACCTACAGTGAAGTCTGGTGGAAGCTCGTATTTGTCTTGTACCTCTTCTTCGAGCTTATCTATCTCTCTATTCGCCTCATCTAATATTCTCTGCCCATCAAACTGAACTCCGCCTGGAAGTTGGACACCTTGGAATTTAGATAGATTGCTTCCCCATTTCTTTTTTATTAGAGCGGTGACATACATTTTGAGTAGTCTGTCATTGTAAATCTCTGGATATGTTTCAGCATCTAATATTCGGTATGCCTCCATAACGAGATAGTTACCTACCACCAAATCTGCCGACCAGTCGAAGTCCCCATACAATCTATTGGTCACCTTACTAAATCTTATATTCTTCTCAGGATCGAGAATGTCGTTCAACATCTCAAGATGAGTCTTGGTGATATAATAGTTGGTGAGAGAGCCTGGTGTAAACGTTCCAAAGAAGTCGTTCAAGGCTAACTGATAAGAGACATCGAACATATTTATAGAATTGGTATCTACATTGAAGAGTCTAACCACTGAAACTATATTTTCATCGATTGCATCCATATCAATATATCGATTATCTATGTCAGTTTGAGTGATCTGGTGGGAAGGAAAGAAAGGTTCCACACCATCAAAATGATATTCAGCAAAAAACTGTAATGCATCATCTATGCAGTCTTCTACCTGAGAATCATCCACATTGATATCAATCACTGGAGCACCCAATTGTCTGAATGCATAATCTTTTAATTGATTTCTAGTGTTTGGTTTAGCCATTTATATCAGACCTCTGGATCTATTAACGGTGATATTGTATTGATTTTGTATACTGAATCCAATGACCCGTCGGTTGGGGCGTATCTTCCCCTGACTTCTGATCTGTGCTGTGCGAATTGGTATTGGGCATTTATGTATTTGAAATAAATCTCATCAATTTCTGAAGACAAACCAATACCTCCAGCTCCACCAGAACCACCAGTTGCCGCATTCACCTCTAGTGTAACACCGCTATATCTCTCTAATATCACATTACCCATATATGCACCAGCAGTTGCACTATATGTCTCATGATTAGTATTTACTAGATTATAATAATCGGTAAGAGGGGTAGCGAATAATTTAGATCTGAAGTCCTCAGTTTTAACTGTTGGGTGTCCATATGAAAGTGAAGCCCTTGCAGCAGTTGGTCCTGTAATATTAGTGAGTTCAGATATAAGAATTGATTTCCTGTATGGACCAGGCCTGATAGTCTCTGATATGCTCAGAACCTCCCAAGTAGAACCACTAGCACCAGCTATCTGGTTGCCAGCTGTGGATGCTATCTGGAACTGAGTAGGACCAGCAGAGGCTGTACCAGAAGTTGGACCGCAATTTCTTACCCCCAATATATAACCGTACTGGGTAATGGCAGTTGGACTCCACTGCCCTAGGGTGTTATATTCGAAGATAGTAACGACTGCAGAGCATGTACCACCATTAGGTAGAGATTGAGTGACTACCTCACCTATAGTATATCCCCCATGGAATTGACCACCAGAACCTCCTGTTCGTCCACCAGTTAGTGCAAGAACGTATTCTGTTCTCATATCTATAGAGGAAATATTCTTTGACCACGTATCGGCTGGTTGGTCGTTTTTCCACTTAAATTCACTTATGCTAAGTATTGGGTTATACATACCAGATGGTTTACCACCACCAGAATCATTGGTAGCACCGTCTGTAGTAGCACCAGTAAATCCTCCACCCGTGCCAGCACTTGCACCTTTTCCAGTTATAGAAGATATAGAAAGCGAAGAGATGGTAGAAGTCCCAGACTCTAGGCTAACCAACCTTCCCTCAGTGGATAATACTTGATATTCTCTCTCTATCGCCATTACTTGTTACTGCCTTTCTAGTGAACCAATATCTGGTTAATCGCTACACTTGCTTCAGCATCAGCACTGTCGAAGTTTAACAATAGATTTAATACATCATTGTGTTGGAATGGAACCGTAAGAGAAAATGGAGATGAACCACCACTGCTAGCAGTGCTGGCAAAACCTTGTTCATCTGAAGTATAAAGTCCTATATACACATAGTCACCAAATACCCCTTTAGCATTGATCCACCCCGATACAGTAACCACAGCCTTTCCAGGCCTACTACCACCAGTACTGTTGTTGGATGGGACTGTAAGATTTGTTACCAATACTACAGAACTACCGTTGTTGCTGTCATATTCAGTGCCGTTGTTACTCGGACCAATTGAGGTTATTGCCGAAGACAAGCTGCTCGGGCTGGCATATGTGACAGGCACCGCATAACCTCTTACCTTGTCATCTACCTGTGTGTAGACTGGTGTTGCAGTCTCACCTTTAGTCTGTAAGAAATGTCCGCTTTCGCCGAAGTCAGTTCCCCCCAGTAATATCGCTGAGTTGCCATTGACCTTAAATTTACTTGTAAAATCAAATGATGCATCAGAATTGATCTGTAGCAACAGATTTCCATCATCCTTATTGCCTGCACCTTCTCTAAATCCGTATCTCAATGCAGAGGATAGGGAATTGGTGGAATCCGACTGGAAAAACATCTCGTTCTGGGATGCTATTAGACCTGCTGTCTCCATCAGAATGTCTGCACCATCTGCTGGGTCATTCCTAACGAAGATGGCATTATCTTTATTCTCACTGTCTATCGTCATTGTAGAATTACTATCTGCAACGATAGTGTTGACCACAATCTGGTTATCTGCGCCTGGTTTAATTCTGAAAGCAGTCTGACCTCCACTGACAGCACCAGTGAACAACACAACTGGGTTCACAAATGGTCCAGTGCCTTGGTTGGAGGTGAGACCTGCTGTGAGAATATAACCAGCAGGACCAGTGAGACTACCAGCTGTATTGGGGATAGCAGCGCCATCGAGTGTCATAGCACCCCCAGTTGTAGCAGTAACACCATTAATCTGTAATACTACGCCTGGTACGTTGCCGCTATCACCTATGGGTCCAGTGCCGCTGATCGTGGAAACACCCACTACGGCACCAGTCAAACCATTATAGGTGTTGACTAAATTCCCAGAGATACCAGCAGCGAATGCTATATCACCTAAGAACTCGTGATCGCCTGGGATAGTAGCACCCAAGACATATCCTATCGTGAAGTTCCCATTCCCATCATCCGATAGTGTGATACCGTCTGCTACTGGATCAGCACTAGCAGTGATACTATAAACCTCGATTGGGTTCACCTTGGTTATAAGATCATTGGTCTTATTGAACCAAGTATAAAAAGTATCAGACAAGAATAGACTTGAAAGATTATCTTTATCTGGTGGTACTACGTTTGATGCCATGCTTGATTTATCCTACTTGATCCTAGCTTATTTATAAAACTAGATATTAATCCTTAGTGGAACCACTCTTAGATCATTAATTAAAGGTGTCTTGCTGTCTGGTGTTTGTGTCGGTATTTCCATAACCAATTTAACGGAGTATCGTGAGAAAGGTGATATAATAGCCTTGTTATTTACCCTAGGTACCAACAGGTATTCCGTTGCCAGTCCTTCGACAGATTCTGGGGTTGGCATAAACCAGTCTTGACCATCCTCTGCTGCTAATACATGACATTGTATGTAATTATTCTCATCGAAGCTTCCCGCAAGATCATCAGTCTTAATGAATGCTTGCAGTCTAGTTCCAGCTGGTAGTTTAGCCCTGACTGCTATCAAACAACTATTAGCGGTGTTGTTGGGTACAGTAACGATCTTGGACACGTATCTGGAAACCGAAGTTGCACTTCCAGAATCGGGTTGTATTTCCCCCATCGCAGCACCACTTACCCCAGTAGAATTAGAATTTCTCTCTATTGCTAATAAGGAAACCCTTTCACTATCGACCACTGGTGATATCCTGTCGTTGGTAGAAGTGCTGAACTGAACACCAATATCCATAGCACTATCATCGGCGACGGTCGCCCTAGATGAGAGTTGCAGATCTTTATTGGGTGTTACATTATTATAGATCAGATTGTTTCCCTTGTCCGTAACTGAGAATGTAGTATTAATGTCTGCTGAAGTGAATATGGGTTCGTTTGCAGTCACACTAACTAAATGTGCTTCTGCGGAGACTCCAGACCCGACCGAGTTGAACGTGACCAATCTAGAGGTGTCGTTACCAGAACTACCATCGAACTTACACCTTTCTATGATCATAGTTATTGCTTCATTGTTCTTCTTAACTCTGTTGCCGTTGTTCAGAGGGAAGTAAAGACCGTTGGGTTTTACACCCACTCCACTATTAATTGAGTATGGATCTTTGTCATTATCAACATTGCCAGCTCCATCCAACGGAGTCTGCCCTATCACTGACTTGAATATCCTATTGTTAGGACTGTTGCTAAGGATGCATATTGCATACCTGCCTGGATTCAAGAACACTGGAGAACTGAAGTCAAATTTAGTTCCAGAATTGAGATTAGGTCCACCAGAAGTAGTAGTAGGCTTGGTGGTCACCTCTGAGAATGGCACTACAATATGCGGGTGTGGTGCACCATTGTGTATTGGTCTAATCTGCATCATTACTGGCAGATTATCATCAACAGTGTTGAAGAAGAGCGAAACGTTCTTCAAGAAGACCCCTTGAGGGAAAGCACCTGAGTCCACTATCACTTCCTGTGCCAAAGGTTCGAGACCGTTTACCACCTCAGAGAAGTTGTCGTTAAGGTACTGGTCTCTAACATCGGTTGAAACACTAGTGCTTTTCACTGATTTTCTTCTAGTCACTGGTGGTCTTGCAGAGGTAGTGAAATCGGATCTAGTATCTATCAGGCCTTTAGCGAAGAAATCACTGTCTGCTGCCGTGTTGGTGGACGACTCTATGTTACTCTTACTGTCGGTGACCCTTATCTTCTTGGACCCAGTTAAGAAAGTGGAAGAAGGTATGGTAACATTAGTGATAAACGACCCAGTTGATCCTACTGAATACCCAGATCCGCTAGAACCCACAGGTACTCCATCCAGTAGTGCGTAAACAGTAGAGCCTGGTAGAAGACCAGATGCTTCTAATGTGATCCCTATCGATCTCATATATGGGGTAATAGATCTATCTACAACCCTGTTGCCCACTGTCTCTAAAATCCTGTTAGGAAGTCTTGAAGTTATGCTTCTGTCGATTGGATTTACATAAGATCTGCTTTCTGGGTCTACATCCCCATAATCGCTTCTCCCCTCTTCTTCACCCAACCAATGGACATTCCATTCTCCGAACTCCACTCCCCATCCAAATGCTCTACCAGCCTGGTAAGAGGTCTTATTGAGTTCCCTGATACTGTTTTCTCCAAAGTCATTCACTAGGACCAGAGGATTTTTACCAGTGTCATAATAGGTATCCGAATGTGGGACAACCTTGAGATGACCAAGATAGTCAGTAGAACCATAAGGGTTTATCTGAACCGTGCTGGTGGCGACTAGAGTTCCATCATTATGGAGGTCCCTGTAGGTGGGTACATTCTCGTATGAGTACGTGAATATTCCGTCGTCTGACTTGATTAGACCACTTGGACTGTTGGGTCTAAGCGATACTGGTCTAGTCGTATATGGTGGTCTTAGACCTCTCAGTTTAGAATCCATTGAACAGTTGTGATCTTTGAGGACCGAATCAGAGAATGCATGACTACTGAAATCATCAACCAGAACCCCTTCATTCAGGGATCTGATGGAGGTAATGCTCTCTCCTTCTCCTTGCAATACATCTTTAATGAACTGCTGTTGCTGTGCCGCATTGGCGAGTGCGTCAGTATACATCTTCCTGATATAGCTGTCGTTATAGGAATCGTCGAGTTTATCTTCGATTCTCCCTATTTGCTTCATGGTGAATCTTTGATTGTCCAGATATCTAACTTTGATGTCTCTTGTCAGACTATAGACATAAGGTTTCACATATATCTCATACATATCCATATCATATTGGGTAGTATTGGGTGCAACAGGATTTCTAGAGCTAGCACCCTTGACCACTCTGTATGTACTGTCATCGCACAGGGTAATCTTATCTATTCTAGGAAGGTAGTGCTCATAGGTTACCACGGTGGGTTGAGACAGGTTAAAGTATGGTATACCGAATTCTGTCCTGACCACATTATTGCCAGAATTTGTGCTCTCGACTGGTCTGAAGTCCACGCAATCCCTTCTGTCGAATCTAATACCGCTGTCAGGATCGGTAAAGCTTGGGACACTCTCATAAGCGGTAACTGCATCATCTACGAAAGAGTTGACTGTAACTGGACCAAGACCAGAGTGTGCAAGGTGTGTGTAATTGATGCTGAAAACGTCATCGGATCCGCCTGGTACTTCCGATTCATTGACAAATATCTTGCCTCTTAAGATAGCACCTTCTCTATTGCCGTTATCCAGTCTAAACTTATCTGAACTGACTTCCGACGAGTTTGATGCCCTAACCACTGAGTTAACTGAGAAGACATCCGAGTTTTTCAACTGGTATACATTCCAAGTTATCCCTTGCTCATGAACCTGAGAAGTGCTGGTAGAGTCTTCGGTGGTTGGGGTTGTCATAGTCAGAGTTCTATGGTTATTATTGGGCGATGCAGCCCCCTCATATTGAACAGGATAGATTATGGATGCTGTGGATCCACCAGCTGGAGCGGTAGTATTATCCACAAACTTCAGCGTTAAAGAGTTAGTCTCACCAGTGTTGTTCACCTCGATGTCATAATTATTTGAACCTATTAGATCCTGACCGATATTGGTGTCAGTTGAGTTGCCATACACTACCAAGAACTGGTCGTCATTACTAGGGGTGATGAAGTTGTTGTATATCTCTGTATGGGTTCCCTGAGAAGCACCAGCGGCGATCGTTATAGAAGTCTGTTTCTGTACTGAGTAATTAGAGAACAGATTGGGTGCTTTCCTGAATCCTTTTTCGCTGACTGCTTGGTTAGACACTGGGAAAATGAGAGATTTCTTACCAGCCTTGAAAGGACCAGTGAACCCAGTATCATCAGGAATTACACCGAACCACGTTCCAGTAGCACCGAAGTGGGCTGCAGCACCTGTACTTAGTCTGAACTTGTACGCATCCCCAAAATTATTGTCTCCACTAACTGCTATGTCAGATAGATATGCTCTTAGAGTGCTGTCAGACAGACCCCGTTTCATGGTTCTAACTCTGCAAGTTCCTATAGTGGTCTCTTCGTCTGACTTGAAGATATCAAACTGAGACTGATCACTCAGAACCCTAAATCCTGCATCGTTATCTGCCCCCGCTCTACTTTGACCCACACTTAGTTTGGTCTCATCTATGATTACACTATTACCGAAGTCCACATCTAGGGCCTCTGAGTTTTGTAAGGCCTTATCTCTAGCCTTATCCAACTCTAGATATACAGTGCTTTGGGTGTCTACCTCATATCCACCAACGTACGACTTATTGGGTTCTATTCCAATCGCGAACTTGTTTTCGCTGTCGGAGGGTGAGAACACATCGCCGTGCTCCAGAATACTTATGCCTGGAACATTGACTGTGTAGTTGCCAGACTCGTCGAAAGTCCTTCTGGCAAAGGTTTCTTCTAGATCAGAATAATCAGTATATCTGACCTTTTTGGTGGTGGATCCACCAACCATTCTGACTAACTCGATGTAGTCTTTAGACTCAAAAGTCAGACCAGTGGCATCACCAATGCTAGCACTGAATGTTTTCTGTGTTAGGTTAAGTCCTACCGTGTACCTGTCTGCGCCTGGAGCATTGTAATTATAGAATCCACTGGATGGATCTCTCAGGGCCGAGTCGTCATCTGAGTTGATAATATCTCTAGATATGGCCCATCCCATGGAGGATGTAGGCAGAGAGAAGTTCCTATAATCGACATTGCCTTCCACACCTCCAGTTGCGGATCCAAATGGAGATATTGACTGGAAAGAGTTGGGGACGAAGTATCCATCTACGAAGAAGATACCATCGGCTATCGATATTAGATTTGCATCTTCACCAGTTGATGGTACTACATCATCTGAGTCCATGACAGCAAAAGTGATACCTGTACTATTGGGGCCTGTAGTGGCAATTGCCGAACTTGCGGAGAATGTGCCTTGGGTGGTGTACTGGTAGAAAACCACCTCATTAGGGTCGTTAGACAAGGTGGAGCCTGGGATTGCATGGTATACTTCTGCCACTGCATTACCATCCGTAATCTTCTGACCAACTAGGGTATTCAGATCACTGGTTCCGATGGGGTTGTTCGTATTAACTCTGGCATAGTTAATGTTCGATTCGGATATTTCACCACCGATCACAACTGCACCATTCTCGAATATATGGGAACCAAATTGTTCTATCTGGTATTGAAGAATGGTTGCTAGCTGGGTCAGTTCTCTAGCCTGAACAGCTCTACCAGGCCTGAACAGGAGCTTAAGATAGTTCTTACCCGAATCAAAATCATCGTAGTAAGGATTAGCATTGAATAAGGTTGGGTTATGTGACAGAGACATATCTTAGGCGGCTCCCTATAGCAGATCTATTACAATCTTTAATTCTTCTTCTTGCTCTGGGTGTCTTTCTATTTTAGTTATATTCTTTAGATGTATCACCTCACCTGACCCAGCGACAAATTTAGGTGGTTCCACACTATTTATGATCGCGTCGATAGATGTACCAACTAAGATCTCTCCTGAGGTG